TTGTCCTTCTCACAGAACAGCCTATCGACATAAACATCCCAGCTTACAAACCCCTTTGAAGGCTCCACCACAGGGCTTGTATGATCTATCTGCACATCCCCGCTAACAAACTCAACAGAGCAAGCGGAGCACATGTAGTGCATAGCAAGTTTGCCTGTCTTCTTGTTAGTTTGGCGTGTAGTAGAGGCTTCCTTCAGAGCAGCATACTTAGGAGGCCAGCGGCGGGTAGCCGTTCGTAGCGCACCAGTAACGAAGCTTCTGAATTTAGCTGCTGTCCATTCACCGTCATTGAAGGAGCTACGCTTCACTCGGAAGCTCCCATCGCTGTCCTTCAAAGCGGCTTAACCACAGCAGCCGTCCGTTCTCTAGAATGCGTTCAAGGGGCTCACCGCAGTCTATGTAAGCCTTCTTCACTGCCGCGTAAAGCTGTTGCTCTGTTTCACATCCTGCAAGAAGCTTCTTAGCTTTAACAGGGCCAATTCCATACAAGCCAACAATGTTATCAATTCTATCTCCTGTTAGCAGTTGTGTGTAGAAGCTTCGGATCCCTTCTTCTTCTGTCACATAGTATTCTTCCCGTTTGACGGGGTTGTAATGCCAGCCCGGAAGCTGGTCTAGGTCTTTGTCTACATGGACAATCCAACCTACATATTGAGTTGAAGCAATCCCTACATCGTCATCAGCTTCTTGGTTCTCGCTCACCGTAGCACCTAGAGAGATGAGCTTCTCTCGTAAGGCTTCGTAATGGACAGGGCGCTCAAGAAGCTTTCTGTTGCCTTTGTAGGGGTGTGTTACGGCTGTCCCATACCGGAAGTTTGTCTTCCCTGTAATGAAGGCATCGTAGTCTTCACACTTCAGTTGGATATAGACAATATCAAAAAGCTGTTCTTGAAGGCGACTACAGGCTATTTCTTCGGCTACATCCTTGGATGAGAACCCGATTTTATAAACCAAATAATCGCTATCAATAAACGCCGTATTAGGGCGCTCTGTCATCAAAGAACGTATTCGTCCAGCTCTTCAGACAGCTCCTTTGCAGGGCTGTACGTGGCCAGTTCAGTCACAATCAGCTTCTTAATAGAGGGAGCATTGCCGTGCATCTTGCTCATCTTGTGAGTGTAGAAGCTCATGACAGCAGCAACCTTAGTACCCTTGCCAATCTTCTCAGGATCGACTGCAACACCGTCTTCATCGACAGCAGAGTGAACATAGTTGCTCTTGCAGACAATGAAGGATCCCTGACCTTCTTTGTTCTTAATCTTAATACCCATAGCTTTGAGGGCTTCGCAGTCCTTCGGAGAAATATCACCAATGGTGCATTCGTATTTGGTACTGTCTTCATTGAACTTAGTGTTGAACTTAGTCATCCACTGAGTCCAGTACAAAGTTCCACCGATGCGAACTGGTTTCATGTTTTCTGTCATAATATTTCCTTGTTTAGTGAATTGTAGCTTCGTCTTCTGTCTCGCCGCCTAAGTGCTCTAGCGTTGCAATCAGCAAACCCACAACTTCGTTGGGACTAAGCCCTGCTGTGTGCTCTACTGAGAAGCAATCATTATACACTGTAATAATCAACTTTCCGATAATTTCCTCAGGATTCTTTTCTTCTTCCATCAGTGTACTTCTCCCCAATGTTTACCAATATGCCCTTCGGCACTAACAGGACAGCGCATATTGAGCATCTCGCCAGCCCTAGTAGCTGATTCTACCACAATTTTCACAACTTCTTCTGCATCTTTTGCAAAAACTTCAATACAGACCTCATCGTGAATAAAAGCAACAAGTTTGTAATCAATTTTCCTCTTACGAAGCACCTCTGTCAAGCAAACAATCCACCGCTTAGCAATAATTGCTCCTGCTGATTGTAGCAGACTATTCAATGCAGCGTGTTCGCTTCTCACAAGGATTCTTCGTCCATCTAAGCCCGGAACGCTACCCCCAGCAGAAATACTGTCAACCTTATCTTTCAACTTCTTAAGCGAAGGAGTGTTGTCCATAAAGTTCTTACTTAGCTTAGCCCCTGCTGTCCTTGACTTCCCTACAATGTCCCCGAGCTTTCCCGCGCCTGCGCCGTACAAAGTGGCGTATGTCAGTGTTTTTGAGACATTACGAGCATCTCTGTGCTCCTTAGTGTCTTCCTTCACAGTTCCCATTGGCACAAGACCAAAGGCCTGTGTGTTCTTCCAATGCACGTCGCCTTCTAAAAGCTCTCGCTGCCATTCAGCATCTTGCATGTAATGAGACAAGCACCGAAGCTCAATTCCTGACAAGTCAACACCTACCAAAACCCTGTCGTCCTCTACAGACCAACACTGCCTACACTCTGGCCCATACGGAGAAGAACTATTAGGAATCTGTGCAAGGTTTGGCGACGAATGTGTTGCCCTTCCGGTCACAGCTCCATTGGTAGTTACCCTGCCATGCACCCTTCCATCGTCCTCCACAGCTTCTAACCAGCTTTCTATCTGAGCAATTCGTTTTCCCAGCATCAGATATTCACTGATTAACTTTGCTTCTGGGAGCTTGCATCCATCCAAGCTTCCCTCATCAACAATTGGCTGCCCTGTAGGTGTAAAAGTGGTAGGCTCCCAGCCAAGTCCGATGAGCTTTTCTCCAATTTGTTGTCTGCTTCCGGGGTTGAACACAATTCTTGCTGATTTAAGAGGCTTCCCTGTTTTCTCGCTGATCCGCTCAACATCATAAGGGGGCCACCGTTCTTGCATAGCCTCATATATTCCATCCAGTTTTCCTCTGAGCAAAGTAAGAAGGCTAATTGCATGTTCGGCATCCAGTTTAAATCCATTACGTTCCTGCTGAGCTATGATAGCGGCTACAGAATGTTCCAGCTCCACACTTTCCTGTGAGAACTTCTTCTCCTCTGTTTCAGCTATCAAGTGCTTATAAAGCAAGGCTGTCACATCAATATCACGTTCACAATAGACAGCTAAGAGGGCTGGGTGAGGGAGGTCATAACATTCCCCCTTGTAAGCTTCTCGTCTGCCCATCAGCCACTGCCATGTGGCTTTGTAGTCAATCTTCGGAGTGCCTAATGTGCTGCCCCATTCGGCGAGGCTGTGGCCCCCTTCGCGGCTTGGGTTGAGCAAGCGAGATACTAGAAGAGTGTCGTAGCACTTGCTCAAAACTATCCGAGTCTTCCACAACCTGTTGAGGTGAAAGGCATCGAAGCTGATTATATTTTGGCCAATCAGTAACGTAGCGTCCGCGATATAGTCCTGAAATGCTTTTTCCTGATACCATGTGTGTTTCTCTCCAGTGTCTATATTCTTAGTGCAGCAAAGCCAGATTGTTTTATGATCTAGAGTTGTCTCAACGTCCACGACAATTCGTTTAACCGCATTCGTCCTCATACTTGTCCTTCAAAGGGTTTCGTTTAAGCTCTTCATGCTCATGGATAAGCTCTTGATACTTAGCTTGCAGGTCATAATACTTGGTTTCCAGCTCCATCATACGAGCAATTACGGCTTCAAGGGTTATCATTATAGCCCACTTTCATCAATAAGAGCACATTCATTTAAATATCCTGTCTTTCTGTCGTAATGCAAACCAAACTTCTCCCCTGTGGCGCTCCCTGCAAAGCGGTCTTTAAGCACTCGGAAGGTTGTTGTCTGTCGCTTCACAGGGTCAGGGTCTTGCTTGTTACGCTCAAGGCCAAAAAGAAAATGAGCCCACCGAGCAATTGCCCTACTACCTGTGAAGTGTTTCTCCAATACCCTTCCGCCTTCCTCGTGTGCCTTACCCTCTGGTGTTGTCAAGTGAGCAACAAAGTGAATAATAAGACCGTCAGATTGAGCCAGACTAGCCATCTCAGCCATGATTCCATCTAATGCCCTCCGTTCATCTTGTTCGTTGGCTGCCAATGCCGTCAGGTGATCTAGATAAATCATCTTGATATCGTAGGCTTTAGCGAAGTAGCGAATAATCCCCTTCACCGTTGCCCAATCCATCGCTCCAAAGTGCTCCATCATGTAGAGCTGCTTGCGGTTAGACAAACTATCTACACTGAACTCATACTGCGCCTGTGTCCAACCGGCGTCCGGAATATGATAGAGTTTTCGGTCAATCTTTCCAGCAACCCGCTGCGCAGTTTCTACAACATTCTGCTCAAGGTAGATCACCCCCACCTTCTCATTTAACACATCGATGTCATAGCTAATCTGTTGCGTAAATACATCAGTTTTGCCTACACCGACGCCTGCTCCGAAGCCATAGATTTCCCCCTTGCGGCGTCCATACGTCAGCTTGGTAAGTGTCGGGAAGCACCACGGAAGGCCAGCCACCGGAGGAGCAAGCATCCGTTCTTTGATGTCGCTAACGGTGACAATACCCTCTGGCTTAAACTCCTCAGCTCTCCACCACGTATTCACAAACTCCTTCTCCTTGCCAGCTGCTAAGTAGTCACAAGCATCTTTGAAGCCTGTCAAGTGCTTAACAATCTTGCTCTTTCCTCCGAAGAGCTCAGCAACCTCCTTAGCTGCTTTCATGCCCGGCTCGTCAGCATCAAAGCAAATAACAACTGAGTCAAAGGAGTCAAGCCACTCAAAAGCCTCTTTGCAGTCCTTCAGAGCCGCCTGTGCGCCATTGCGTACACTCACCGTGGGGTAGAGGGACCCCTGCATCTGAAAGGCCGCTAGAGCGTCCAACTCACCTTCGCAAATGGTGACAGCCTTTCCCCCAGAACTGAATATGGATTGTCCGAATAGCTGAGCGCCTTTAAAGTTTCCCCAGATAGAGAAAGATTTATCCGCAACACCTCTGACCTTTGAAGCAATAACAGCTCCGCTGGCGTCAGTGTAAGGGTAATAGTGGCTGTGTTCATCTTGTCTCACCTCATATTTAGTGCATGTAGAGCGGGTGATTCCTCGTTCAGGAATGCTCTTGATTTCCCCTGTAATTTCCATAGGTGCTTTCATTGCGTGTTGTCGTTGTGCCTCTTCGTAGCCTCTGTAGCTATCCTCCTTGTCGCTCTCCCCTGCTGTAACCCCACAGGAGAAGCAGTGGGTGTGTCCATCGTCATAGAGGGCATTCCCGTCACTGCTGCCACAGGCTCCGCAGGACACGTGCTTTAAGAAACAGCTTGTCAAGAGATCCTCGCTTTCAGCATGGCGTCAGCCATCCGGTAAGAATCCTGGGCAATAACGGAGTAAACAGGTTCCCCGCAGGCTTGATCCAAAATAGAAGTAAGTCCCTGCATCGCCTTCGCAGCAAAGTAATCACGCAGGGTCATGCCGGGGACATCGTTGAAGTGTGCGTTAGGGAACGCTGCTTCGCTGTCTGCTTTAATCATCTTTCTTCCTTAAAAGAGGGCCTCTTCCCTCACCGGGATCGGCTTGGGAGGAATAATTATATCACCACTGGTGTCGCGCTTGGGGAAAGGCCACGGCGTGCTCATGTGTTCTTCTCTTTCAAACGAGCTTCCACATCATCAGCAACGCCCCTACCGTCGCACCACATGTCATATCCTTGATTGTCTACAGTGCGGGCATCTACGATGGTTTCTTTCTCCTCCACCGTCAACCCTACCCATTCGCGCTTGGCTAAATGTAGCAATGACTCGTCCGTGAGGTGCTTACGTCCGTTGCAGTCAGTAGTAACTCTGGTCATGTCTTATCTCCTATGCCGTGGGCGGCTTCGATGGCTCGGGCAAAAATCAACGCCCCACCATACGGCTCCGCATCTGCAATGTCATAAATCTCTTTGTCCGTCAGCGGCTGGCACTTGTCGCAGCTTTGCTGCTCCTTTGGTGGTGATGTGTAGAGCGGGTATAGGGTGCCTTCGTCATACGCATCATCAGGCGGTTCAAACAAATCTAACCGAGTGTGCGTATGATTTACCTCATATATCCAAGCCGCTGGCTTCTGCCCCACCATATCGAGCGAGTCCTCGGAATGGTTGGGCATGGTGCCCTCACTGATGAGGGTAGCATCGGGCTGTGCTAAGGCTTCACGCAGGTCGTCCATCACATCCAGATACTGATCTAGCTGAAAATCATCGTTAATCTTGTCAGTCAATTCATCCAGCGCCTCAAGCGCCTGTTGCATTACTTCGCGGGTCATATCGTCTTCCTATAAAGCGTGTTCCGTGTTTCAAAGTCTCCATTAGGGCTTTTGTGAAGCACCTTTGAAGTGTGTATGAGTTGTGTTCCTAGCAAAGGGTGTTCAATTCCGTACACCGTTGCCGTTTCTATTTTAGGAGACACGCTATATATTGAAAACACAGCTTCTCCTACGTATTCTACCACTGGTTTCATTTCAATACCCCTAGATAAGTTAAGATAAAAGTTATTACCTTAGAAGCCATCAGTCAGTGCCTAGTAAATTAATTATAAACACAACAACAATAGCTGAGACATAAATCATTGACGCTCCCCTAACATGTTAAGTATTGATGATAACACACTTTGAAGCCCTTTGGTTTGCACCAAAGCAACGACATCATTCAGTACCTGCCATTCATGAAACTCCTGTTCCATCAAATCGTAAAAGCCTTCTTCTTGTTCTTCTTCCTGTGTGTAAAAGTCATTGGCCATAAACGCCCTTCAAAGGTGGTTATTGTTTAATAAATTATCTATCACCAAAGCCCTTAGAAGAACTTAGCTCTTCATAGTCTTTAAAGGTAGGGTATTCTAGATTGTCGTTGTTGTCAAGCTCTTCTTCAATTAAACTTCCGTTTAGTAGGTCTTTCCTGTCAAGCGTAGGCAACGAAGCACTACGGGTGACCGAATGGTGGCAGCTGTTGCACATGTCCAAGAACTCACGCGTTAGGGCATGGCGGCGGGTGCTCTCGAAGTCGTTCAATTGTTTATCGCAACAGACGCAACGCATTTAGAGCACCTCCGCAGCTTTGAGCTTACCTGTCTCTCCATCAAAGGTGAGTTTCAGGTTATCAGTTTCAAATTTCCTATCTGAGAACCGGTCTGCGGTGAGTGTCGATACGTGTGTGTACCGTGAATAGTCCTGCTTCTGATCTGGCTTGACGCGATAGCTGATACTCATAGACCACGCGGGGTGGTAATCAATATACCACCCGTAATCAAATACTTGGCTTTCAATCTCAGCCCCATCAGCCCATGCCTTGATTAGTTCTGCGTGTACGTGTGGTGTTTTCATTGGTTTCTTTCTTGGCTTCACAGAAGCCTCTAGGTTGGTCTATCGGGTGGTTGGGCTACGTAGCCCTCTAATGTCTCATAAAACACGCCTTAGGCCGTTTAAGCGCCTTTAAAGGTGCATTCCTTCAGTTTACCTGTTGTTCCATCAAAGACAAGAACACAATTGGCTTCCAAAGGGGCTGCGGCGTACAGCAGAGGCCCAGCACTGAGGCTGTTCACAATGAGGGCTTCGCGCACAATGTCCTTCGGTGCTTCGGGCTTGATGCGGTAGGCGACATCCTCATACCACGTTGGGTTATCAATAGCGTGCCATGTATCATGATAACCGTCGTAGAGTTCTATCTCTTTTCCCTTAGCCCATTCCATGATGATGTCGTAATGCTTATGCTTCATTCTATCTCTCCTACAATTGAATATTTAATAACACGTTTATTGAATCTCTGCTGCTTAAAGCACACAAAGTCGCCGCTATCCGCAGCGACGAAGGCTTCCCAGCTCTTGCTATGCTGACAAAGCCCCTCAGCTCTTGCAAGCCTCAGCTCGTCTTCTACGCCCTTCGCAGTATAACCAATGGCTAGGCCTAGGACAAGCCCTGCGAAGGCCAGTACAGGCCATTTTAGGGCGCTTATGAGTTCCATACGTAGTCAGCTAACAACTGTTCCTCTATTTCATGCACCACCCGAGGATCAATAACAAGCATTAAATCCATACCTCTTACAATCAAAGAACACAAGGAGACTATTGGATAGCTGTCGTCTACTGGTTCAATAGTGAACTGTCCACTAAAGCAAATACCATCGACAATCTCTTGATACTTATGTTTAATCATTTGTTTCCTTAACTACAATTAGTTTATATAGATTAGCAGGCTCGCCTCCTAGGCTGTTATTCTCAAACATCCAGTCGAGAGCGTATGAGCGATCATTGAACGATGCGGCGACAATGCCGCTTGAGACGTGGACAATTTTATACATGTTTTTACCTATTAAGAAACGTAAATAAACAAACCAAAGGCAATGCCAATGCCTAGGACAACGGCTAAGAGCACGTCAGCGAAGCGCTCAAGGCGTGAAGGTACAGTGGTGATGGTGTAGGGCTTCATAAGTTCTTTCAGTATAACATGAATTAGGCTACAAAGCCTAGCTTGAGAAAATTCTCTTTGCATTTATACACAGCAACAACGCTCTTCCGGCTTGAATTGACGCCCTTGTCAACAATGGCCCCATCGATGACGGCTAAGGCGTGGCCAGTGATAACGACAATAAAGCGTCCAAGTCCCAAAGTAGGCAACAAGCTGCCAAGGCTAATTCCCTTGAAGGCCTTCACCTTGTAACGATAAGCAAAACCCCTAGTTGTCGTTGTCTTGCCGTATATGCCTACAAAGCTCAACCCTGCGGATTGGTAGGCTTCATGCCACACGCGAGGATGGCAACCCTTACCCGCTTCACGTCCCTTGCTTTGTAGGGCTTTGTGCGCGGCTTCGTAGGGAATGCCTGCGGCATTGGCCAAAGCTCTGACGGTGCAGTCTTTGGACTCGGTAGGGTTTGTAGCCCCTGTAGCTATTGATTTTATATACATGGCCTGCTTTCGTTAGAACTGAGCGTAGACAATTAAACCTGCATCAGTGATGCCAACCACTGACGTATTGTCTTGCAAGTAGTCCAGTACGTTATCATCTTCTTCTAGTTGATAATCGTTTGCTATCTGCCTTGGCGAGGCTTCGGAGTATTCGCAGCAAATGGCAATTACATCGAGCTCTGATTCAGGGCTGATTTCTTCAATGTAGTCATAAAGCAGTTCGAGGGCTTCATAGGAGAACTGGTCTTGACGGCCCATATCGCGGAATTGGTCACGGAACTGGCTAGCGTTGTCAATGGTGATGTGCATTTGAGGCTTTCGTTAGTGAGGGTTTAAGTATCGGGGAAACTTTGGAGGCTGTCAAGCCCCGAAGGGCTTATTTACTAGGGGTTTTCCCTCAGTGTTTCTTATAAGACACGTTATCCACTGCCTTATCCCAGCATTTGCGACAATCATTACATTTGTTGTTGTGCTTATAAGCCTCACACGTTGTCCCCTTGGCTTCACTGCTTTCATGCACTGTCGATGTGTGGGCAAAGCCCGCAGGAACCTCGCCATCAATCATAGTTGCAGAGACGCGCACAATTAGGTTATCAGGGAAAGCGCCGAATGCGTCAACGAATTGATGAACAATCTTTTTCTCACGGGTAGGAATCCAAAACTTCACCAAAGGCAAAGCCTCTGCAATTTTTACAATGTTCAACAGGTGTTGAAAGCTTTGCAAGTCTCCTGCATCATGCCACCGGAACCATTGTGTTTTGCTCTTATCTATTTGTAACGTCATAGCCTCGGTCCATTGTGGATGTTCTAGGCTTGAGAGACGGGTTTCATGGGCTTGCATCACAGAAGGGTACGAATAGTTGGCTTTTAAAGCATAACAGCCGTGACAGACGCTCCCTTCAATTGTGGCGAGCTTAGCCCCTACAATGCAGCGCTTGGCGCTTATGCCATAACTTAAGCCCGGCATCTTTGATGGCTTGCCTAATGAACCGGCGACGGCTTTGGCGGCTTTGAGAGTTTTGATAACTTGCACGATTTGCCTTATTTGTTAGCTAATAATTGATTCACGCCCGATACCAAAGATTCTACACTCTTAGCAAACCTATTAGAACCACCGGTATAGTCTTTCAAGTGCTCGGCGGTGCGATATAGGTAGCCAAGACTACCGCATTGTTCAGTATTGACGTAGACAATGGCCCCGTTTAGCGAGACAAAGCCACCACAACCCCGTTTGTTTCCGTTAATGTTAATATTTTTAAGGGCTACAGAATGAGAAGAGCTGAATTGATTCTTGAGTTTAGTGGCTAATAACATGGCTGCTTTCTAGGTTGTTAGCCCTGCGTTGTTGCTTGGCTTGTGTCTAGTATAGTCGACTTTGCTTGTGTGTCTAGCTTTATTTCATAGGGGTTTTCCCTTGTGGTAGATTAACAACACTCTTGTGTGTTTCTATATAGTGTGTGGTGCATGGCTGTATAGGTGGCTGTATAGGCACCATCTAAGCCCCCCACTTCATAGCCTCCGAAGTTTCACATTATGAAATACCCTCCAAAGCCCCAGACATTACATTATGGAATACCTCCGGAGCATCTAGGCAGGAGCTTCAGAGACCTAATGACCAGCGAGTCAGCTACGAAGGCTAATGAGACTGATTCCTGTTTAGCCTTTGGAGCTGCTGCATAGGGGGGAGGGGCTGCGTAGGTGTGTAACTATTGTGGAACCCTCCAAAGCTCACAAAAAGGAGAAATGAAGCTTTAAAGCACCAACAAAGGAAGCTAAAGAGAAGCAGGAAAGAGCCTTCGGAGCGCATGTAAGCTGTTGATATGTATAAGTTTATTACTAATTGTTGCTTATTAGACATAAAAGCTATAAAGGAATCTGCGCTAACGTAGTTCCCTTTGAAGGAAAAGACACCCTGAATGTTGTCTAAGACCGTAGAAGGCCCTTAGTTGTGTAAAGATTGTGTAAAGATTAGAAGAAATAGCTGTTTATGTAAATAAAACTTGACATCTAAGCATTCATAGTGTACAATATTTACATAGGTAATAAAAAGCCTATCAATAACTCAAATGAACAATGAAGGAGCGGCCCCTTCATAGCAAACTTGACAGAATCTGCACAAAGTCTATGACTTCTCTTAGAAGTAATAGTTCATTTAGATTATTGTCTTAATTACTACTAAGCCTTCTAAGGGCTTAGTTCTTCCTAGGCCCTTTAAAGGGGAGCCATCTCCTTGAAAGGACAAAGATGAATGAATTAATAAAAGAAGAAGGGTCGCCTATGGCTCCCGCCCCTACAAAGCCCCCTGCTAGGAAGGGACGCCCTCCAAAGGCCCTCATAGCCTCTAAGAAGACCGGAGGCAAGGGAAGTGTAGGTCGTCCTATAGGCAGGCCTCCCGGAGAGGCTTCAAGGCTTCAGGAGTTCAAGGCAAGGCTCTTAGGAACCACAGGAGAGAAGATTATTGCTACGCTTATAAGCAAGGCAATGGACAGCGAGGACAAGGATCAGTTTGCTGCTTTGAAGTTCTGTGCTGAGCGGATTCTTCCTATGAGTGCTTTTGATGCTGCGAAGAACGCTAACAGCACCCCCACAGTCACAATCAACATATCTAGTCTCGGTTCTCCAAAGCTTGAGGTATTGGACGATATAACAAGTTTTAAGGACATAGATGGCTGAAATCGCATGGACGTTGCTCCCTTGGCAGGTCGAAGTTTGGCAGGCGCCACAGCGGTTCAAGGTTATCGTAGCTGGGCGACGCACAGGCAAGTCCAACCTCTCTATCAAGAAGATCATTGCAGCGGGCTTAGAAGCCCCTCCCGGTTCTGCTGTGTTGTATGTTGGCCCTACACAGGCTCAGACACGGCAAATCGCGTGGGACGCCATTATTGACCAAGGACGGGAAGTTATTAAACATGTCCACGTCAACTCTATGGATATCACTCTGGTGAACGGCGTCAAGATACACCTACGCTCTGCTGAGAACCCAGACACCCTCCGAGGCTTGAAGCTGTATTTCGCTGTTATTGATGAAGCAGCCTTTATCAAAGATAATAAGATATGGGCAGAGAGTATTCGCCCTGCCTTAGCCGACTTGAAAGGAGATGCTTGGTTTATCAGTTCTCCTGCCGGTAGAAACTGGCTATATGACTTGTACAAGTATGCAGAAGATGGAGAAGATGAGGATTGGGGTGCTTGGCATAAAACCACCTTTGACAACCCAACTATCGATCCTGCGGAGATTGAATCAGCAAGAAAGACACTGAGTACCTTCACCTTCAGAGCTGAGTTTCTGGCTTCCTTCGATAATGCAGGAAGTGATGTATTCAAAGAAGAATGGTTTAAGACAGCTCCAGAGCCTAAGCAAGGTTCTTATGTCGTTGCTATTGACTTAGCAGGCTTTGAGGAAGTTGGGAAGAATGCCGGTGCTTCTAAGAAACGTCTGGACGAAACCGCCATTGCGATTGTAAAGATTGAAGATAATGGGAATTGGTGGGTTCAGAAGATTGAGCATGGTCGGTGGGATATCATGAAGACATCTGTCAATATTCTTAAAGCAGTCAGGGAATATAAACCCATTGCAACAGGTATTGAACGAGGTGCTTTAAAGAATGCAGTTCTTCCCTACCTATCTGACCTCCAACGCAAGAATAACATTTACACTCATATCCAAGACCTTACGCACGGAAATAGGCGAAAAGTGGATCGAGTTGTTTGGTCGTTACAAGGACGAATGGAACACGGGCGTATTTCTTTTAACGAGAAAGAAGACTGGTCAGAATTTAAAGACCAGCTGCTTTTATTTCCCACAGCAGGCGTCCATGATGACTTGGTTGACGCTCTTTCGTATGTCGATCAATTAACAGTTACTAATTATTTACAAGATTATGATGAAGATGAGCATGAGGCTCTTGACATTATTTCAGGCTATTAACTAAAGGATTTAAAATGGCAAAAGGTTTTATTAAAGAAGAAGAGTCACGTCCAGTTGTGGCTGGCTCAGGTAAAAAGCAATATTATGTTGGCCCCAGCCCCAGTAAAGCAGGTTCTGGACGAGGCGTGGTAAACCAGCCTGCCATTAATAGTAAAGAGCAATATTTATCTGAAAAAGAGGCAGGTGATCCGAATGCGTTAAATCTGTCTTTTGAAGAGTGGAAAAAACTGTAAGGAACAACATGGCTAAAGAAGCACCAGTGGTATTTGAAGAAGAAACAAACAACGAAAAAGACCTTGTTGATTGGGTTACAGGCCACTTAAACCGCTGGCGTGACTACCGCGATACCAACCACCTAGCTGATTGGGAGGAGTACGAGCGCGTCTTCCGAGGCCAGTGGGCTGCTGAGGACAAGACCCGTGAAAGCGAGCGCAGCCGCATTATTAGCCCAGCAACTCAGCAGGCCGTGGAAACCCGCCACGCTGAGGTTATTGAGGCAATCTTTGGCCAAGGGGAGTTCTTTGACATTCAAGACGATGTGAAGGATGTTAACGGCAACCCAATGGACATCCAAGCCATTAAGACGTTGTTGGTTGAAGATTTTAAGCGGGACAAGATTAAGAAGAGCATTGACCATATTGAGCTGATGGCTGAAATCTACGGAACAGGCATTGGTGAGATTTCTGTCTCTTCCTACACAGAATACAAACCAGCCACCCAGCCTATGCAGGGCATTCAAGGCATGGCAGCTATTGGGGTGCAAGCTTCGGAGCGCTTCTGTGTGAAGCTGAAGCCAGTAAACCCAAAGAACTTCATCATTGATCCAAATGCAGAAAGCATTGAAGATGCTATGGGCTGTGCCGTGGAGAAATATGTCTCAATCCACAAGATTGTCCAAGGCATGGAAAACGGTATTTACAAGAAGGTGGATATTGGTACAACCAGCGGCGATAGTGACTTGGAAGCAACCCAAGAAGACAGCTATTACCAAGACGATAAGGTTAAGCTGATTACGTATTACGGCCTTGTTCCTCGTGAGTACTTGAAGGCCATTGACGAAGACGAGAGCGACGAAGTTGACTTGTTCCCTGAGGACAGTCTTGCTGATGATTACAGCGATATGGTTGAAGCCATTGTTGTAATTGCTAATGACGGGCAGCTCTTGAAGGCTGAGGAATCTCCTTACATGATGAAGGATCGTCCTGTGGTGGCCTATCAAGATGATACGGTTCCGGGCCGCTTCTATGGCCGTGGTACGGTTGAGAAAGCCTACAACATGCAGAAGGCCATTGACGGCCAGCTACGGGCTCATATGGACTCCCTAGCCCTCACCACAGCCCCTATGATTGCTATGGACGCCACACGCCTTCCACGGGGTGCTAAGTTTGAAGTTAAACCCGGTAAGGCTCTCCTCACCAATGGCAACCCAGCAGAAATCATCTACCCCTTCCACTTCGGTCAAACAAATGTGGACGCTCCAGCGGCTGCTCAAAACTTTGAACGTATGCTTCTCCAAGCAACCGGAACTGTGGATAGTGCTGGTTTACCTTCCGCAACTCAGCGCGACGGTGGTGGCCAAGGCATGTCGATGGCTATGGCAGGCATCATCAAGAAGTACAAGCGCACCCTTGTAAACTTCCAAGAAGATTTCATGATTCCGTTCATTTACAAAGCTGTATATCGCTATATGCAGTTTGATCCTGAGCGTTATCCTTCTGTGGACATGACCTTCATTCCTACGGCTACGCTGGGCGTGTTGGCTCGTGAGTATGAACAACAGCAGATGATTGGCTTGCTACAAACCCTTGGCCCTAACACCCCGGTGCTGCCGGTGCTGCTCAAAGGCATTTTGGCTAATAGCTCGCTGTCCAACCGTGCAGAACTGATGGAAACGCTGGACAAGATGAGTCAGCCAAACCCAGAGGCTCAGCAGGCGCAGCAGCAGCAAGAACAGATGCAGATGCAGCTCATCGGTGCTCAAACAGCTGAATTGGCCGCTAAGGCTCAGAAGGCTGGTGCAGAGGCTCAGCAAATTGTTGTGGACACTCAGCTGGCCCCTCAACTGGCTCAGGCGAAGCTCACAGCAGCTTTGTCTACCAACCTGAATGAGGACAATGAGAGCAAAGACTTCGAGCGCCGTGCCCGTATCACTGAACTGATGCTGAAGGAGAAAGACTTGAGCATCAAGGAGGAAGACAGCAAGCGTAACGAGCGAATCACCATGATGCAGATGGATAAGAAGAAGGAGAATGACAACACGTTTAACACTTTGATGAGTAATGGATAAAGCCATCATCTTAGCAACGGAGCTTAAAACCCTCCGTGAGCGTGTTTCAGCCCTTGTAGCTATCCCCGTCCCTCTAGACGGCTTAGAAGGCCCTAGGGGGCTTCGTGGGGCCTCTGGAGACCAAGGTGATAAGGGAGAGGCAGGGGAGAGAGGCTTAGAAGGACCTAAAGGCCCTAAAGGGGACAAAGGCGAGACAGGCAAGCAAGGGGTGTCAGTAGTTGATGCCCGTATTGACTTCGACAACAGCCTAGTCATTACCCTCTCTGACGGACGAGAGATTGATTGTGGGGCTATAACGCCTTCAGAGGCCAAAGCCCTGATTGCTCTGAAGCAAACCCACGGGAATGCTTGGGACAGAATTGACTTCAACACAACCCTCCCAAACCCGCAACACCAAGAGGGCTTGTTGTTCTATGACAAGTTTGACCACGCTCTTTCCTATTACAACGAGGAAGAGAATGTAACAGTTAATCTAGGGCGTGAGCTACTTGTGCGTGTTTATAACACCTCCGGAGCCCCTCTAACTGACGGAGACGTTGTTTATATTAGTGGAACAGATACCAACTTTCCCGGTGTTGTTAAGGCAGATGCTTCAACTAAAGTCACTTCGGAGGCCATCTTAGGGGTTGTTACGGCCCCCTTGGCGGCAAATACCTATGGATATGTCTGTGTTTCAGGGATTGTAGGGGGTTTAAACACCTCTGCCTATGCAACAGGAACTATCCTCTATTTATCTGAAACACTGGGCCTCCTCACCAACATACCACCTATTCAGCCTGCTTATGTCGTTGAGATGTGTACTGTGGTGCTTAGTGATTCCATTAATGGTCGGGTGTATGTGAGGGTTGATAAGAAGGACTGGTTTCCTTCTATTGAGCTACTTAATACAAATGCTCTAGTAACACTTCCAGTAGTTCCAACTATATTTAAAGCAACAACTATTGTCCAGAATGATGGTTTCACCTATAGTTTAACAACAGGTGTTATAACAACTCTTGTAAGTGGCTCATATTCTCTTAATCTAAAGTTTAATGCGCTTCCTCTTGCAGCTAATAGATACATCTATTTCTATGCTGAAGAAGACCAAGGCGCGGGATGGGTTATTGATCGGTATTCGGCAAGAAAGCTAGAACTGGTTAATGCGACGGAAACAGAGGTTGTTTTGGGTGTGAGCCATTACTATCCAACTGGTTCTAAAATTAGATACTATGTTTGGGGAGATGTGGGGGTAACATTGAAAACAACCAACCTTCCCGGCACTACCGCAGGAACTGTCACGGTTCCAGCATTTAAATTACAAATGGCTTGACAACTTGTTGTTTTTCTGCTACAATAATTGTTACGAAACAACAGAAGGATAAAGCTTTGGCTCCTGAATTACAACATTATTACGACGAAACCTTTTCAATGATGGCCACCAAAGGGTGGAAATTGTTGGTGGAGGATTTGCAACAAATTAAAAACACGGTTAACGAACTGTCAACTGTCCTAGATTCACAATCTTTATTTAATCGCCAAGGACAGCTCGACATTCTTAACCTGCTTTTAACCCGCAAAGAAGCATGTGAACGGGCTTACGAGGAACTCTCAGAATGAAAAGAATCTATGAGTTTCGCTGTGCCCAGAAGCATGTATCTGAGCATTACATAGACGAAAGCATCCGAGTCACTTCCTGTAAAGAATGTGGCGAAGAAGCAATTCGTATCTTATCCACCCCGATGATTTCATTGGAGGGCATTACAGGTGCTTTTCCCGGAGCTTCGGATAAATGGGTAAGAAATCGAGCTGAAAAGCTCAAACAAGAACAGAAGAACGCGTGAGCGACAACCTCTGAACTATTTAACTCTCCTAAAACCCTTACGGGCAGGATGAAAGGACGGTATGGCAATTTTTGATGAAGTAGACATGGGCGAGAGCGAATTTGATGCAGTGGAACGTAAGGAGGCCGTAGAGGCTTCTGAGGCTCCCCCCGAGCGTCCAAAGATTCCTTCTAAATATGAAGGCAAGAGTCTGGAAGACATTATGAACATGCACCAAGAGGCTGAGAAGCTTATTGGACGGCAGGCTCAAGAGGTGGGTGAGGTGCGTAAGCTGGCAGATGAACTACTCAAACAACAACTCTACAAAACAGAAGCCCCTACTCAGATTGAAAACGAGATTGATTTCTTTGAAGACCCAAAGACAGCAGTTCGTAACGCGGTGGATAAACATCCAGATGTCTTGGCAGCTAAACAGGCTGCGGCACAATTCAAACAAATGCAAAGCCAAGGTGCTCTCCAAAAGAAGCATCCCGACTTTGCAGAGATTGTACAAGACCCTGAGTTTACCGAATGGGTTAAGGGAAGCAAGCTTCGTATGCAAATGTATACAGCAGCGGACACCTCCTTTGACTTCGACTCCGCAGATGAGCTTTTGTCAACCTTCAAACAGATTCGCAATGTAAAGACAACACAGACGCGCACCGATGGTGCAGAGGCCCTTAAAGCCAACATGCGAGCTGCTACTGTCGATACTGGCGGAACTGGTGAAACTTCAAGGAAAGTATATCGTCGTGCCGACCTTATCCGGCTTCGCATGACAGACCCCGCTCGATACGAGACGCTTGAACCTGAAATTCGTCAGGCTTATGCGGATGGGCGGGTTAAATAATACGCGCTAATGCGCAAAAGGAAATTTAAATGGCTCTTGGTACCGCTCACGTCACTACGACAACCGCTGCAACGTTCATCCCTGAGATTTGGAGCGATGAAATTGTTGCAACTTATAAGAAGAACTTGGTTCTGGCTAATCTTATTAAAAAGATGAGCTTCAAAGGCAAGAAAGGTGACAGCGTTCACATTCCTGCTCCTATCCGTGGCTCTGCCTCCGTTAAAGCAGCTTCCACTCAAGTCACCCTGATTGCAGGCACTGAGTTGGAAATTGTTGCTACGATCGACCAGCACTACGAGTACAGTCGCCTGATTGAAGACATTGTTGAGACGCAAGCTCTGGCTTCGCTCCGCAACTTCTACACTGAAGATGCTGGTTACGCTTTGGCCCGTCAGGTGGACACTTCGTTGCTCCAACTGGGTCGTGGTGTTAACGGTGGCGGTACAACTGCTGCCTACAACGCTGCTTTCTCTGGTGCTGATGGCACTACCGCTTATGTGGCTGGTGCAAACACTGGCTTGGGTGCTTTGACCGATGCAGCAATTCGTCGTTCTATCCAGCGCCTTGATGACAACGATGTCCCTATGGACGGTCGCTTCTTGATGGTTCCTCCTTCAACCCGTAACACCTTGATGGGCATTGCACGGTTTACTGAGCAGGCCTTCACGGGCGAAGTTGGCTCCGGCAACACCATCCGTAACGGTGAAATTGGTAATGTTTACGGTGTACCAGTCTTCGTGACCAGCAACGCCGAATCCACTACCGGCACTACCGCTGCTAAGGTTTGCTTGCTTGGTCATCGCGACTTCGCAGTGTTTATCGAGCAGATGGGTGTTCGTTCGCAAACTCAGTACAAACAGGAATACCTCGGTACTCTGTTTACTGCTGACACGCTGTACGGTGTTAAGGAACTGCGTGACGCTTCGGCTGTTGCGCTCGTTGTTCCGGCCTAAACCGGCTTAAGGGGAGCCCTTCGGGGCTTCCTTTTTAGAGACCTCCGAAGGCCCCTTCAGAGCTTTGCAAAAAGGAAAACAAATGGCTAAATTTAAATGTGTGCATAGTGGTTGTGTTTATGAACTAACAGAGCCTGAAGCAATTGAGAACATGCGCCTTCATGCGGAATACAGCGAATTAGAAGAAGAGGCCCCGGTTGCTAAAGAAGCTCCAAAGCCAAAGCCTAAGAAGGAAGCTAAATGACTATCTACAGAGGACCCGGTGGAGGTGGTAACGCCACAACAGACGCTGAGATTAATGCCTTAACTCTTCTAACAAACCAATCAGCAGCCTCCGCAGATGCTTCAATGGCTTCAGCCTCACAAGCAGCCACCAGCGCAGGCAACGCAGCTACCAGTGCCTCCGGAGCTTCCACAAGCGCCTCCGCAGCCTCTGGCAGTGCTTCTACGGCTTCTACGCAGGCTACCAACGCCTCCAACAGCGCATCCGCAGCTTCTACAAGCGCATCTAATGCCTCCACCAGTGAAACCAATGCAGCCAATAGCGCCTCCGCAGCAGCAGCTTCAGCTGCTTCTGTCAACGATGCCAATCTTGTCCACAAGACAGGGGATGAAACCATTGGTGGAATTAAAACATTCTCTTCTACAATTGTAGGGAGCGTATCCGGTAATGCAGCTACGGTTACAACCAATGCCAACCTTACAGGGGCTATCACCTCTGTAGGTAATGCAACTTCTTTAGGTTCGTTTACGTCTGCACAGCTTGCAGCAGCTCTCACGAATGAAACAGGGTCAGGCTCTAATGTCTTTTCTACGAGTCCTACACTAGTAACACCCACTCTTGGGGCTGCTTCAGTCACCTCGATCACCTTCGACGACCTTTCAGTTCAGAACACAGCAGCCTCACCACAAATCACTACCATAGGTGCAACGGTTGCCGCAAGTGCGCTGACTATTACTCGCGCAGTAATCAGTCTTGCCTTTCGCTCTACGACTTTAGGCTCAGGGGCTGTCACGATAGTTACTGGAACTCCTGCTAACTTGGTTGTGCCAAGCACAGCTACGCTGGGAACAGTCTCGGCGGCTCAATCTCGAATCGTCGTCCTTGCGCTGAACAATGCAGGAACAATTGAGTTGGCAGTAGTCAACATCGCGGGCGGCAATGACCTGAGTGAGACTGGCGTTATCAGCACCACAGCGATTGCTGGGGGGTCTAACACCGCCAATGTTATCTACTCGACAACTGCCAGAACGGGTGTGGCTTATCGGGTGGTTGGCTATGTTGAAAGCACGCAAGCCACTGCTGGCACTTGGGCAACTGCACCCAGCACGGTACAAGGTGTAGGTGGTCAGGCTTTAATTAGACCATCAAGCGGGAGTATGGTTCGCCTGAATACAGGCAACGGATTTGGCTCAACCAATACTGTAATTCGTCGATTTACAAACGTAGTGACGAATCTAGGCGCCGATATTACTTACGCTGATTCAGCCACGCTTGGTTCATCATTTGTTATCAATACTAGCGGAGTCTACGCCATAAGCTACAGCGATAGTTTTGCGGGGGGATCAGACATGGGGCTTTCTTTAAACAGCAATCAGCTTTCTACTGGAATTAACAGTATAACTGTTGCGGATAGGTTGGCTCACTCCCAAACAGCAAACGCAAGCACAATAATGTTGGTATCTTGGACAGGATATTTAATTGTAGGTTCCATTATAAGACCACATGATGACACAAATGGTACTGGTTCTCGCCTTTCCCTTTTTACTATTTCAAGGGTGTCATAAATGTATTATTTTAAAGACTCAGGAGATGGATTTTATGCCCTTGCCGACTTATCCATTAAGGTTCCAGAAAGTTACGTATCAATCACTTCAGAAGAGGCGTTGGCATTACAAACAGCCCCCCCAGTGCACACATACCAAGAACTCCGTGCAGCAGCTTATCCTCCTATTGGCGACCAATTAGATGCCATGTGGAAGGGTTTGGCGTCTAGTGGGATAGCGTTAGGCGCAGACGGCGAAAACATGCTAAACGCCATTAAAGAAGTCAAGATTAGCTACCCAAAGAATGGTTAATTCTACGAAACGGCTAACGTATCAGTATGTTCATAGCTACATCTCTTTGCAGGGTTATTCTCTGGTTTCTGATGAGTATGTAAACAGTACAACCAAGATGTCAATTAAATGCAATAAAGGCCACAGCTATGATGTTAAGTTTAATCTGTTCCAACAAGGAAAGCGCTGCCCAAGCTGTAAGGCAGAGGATGCATCAATAAGAATGCGTGGGCACGGAAATCCACAATACGGCATGGTTGAAAACCTTTCTCCCAGATGGAATGTTGAAAGAACAACGGTAGATAGAAATGATGAACGTAAAACACACTCGTATACTCAATTCAGGAATCAAGTTTTTGAAAGAGATAAATACAGTTGTGTTAAGTGTGGGGATAGCACAGGTGGAAATCTTGTAGTCCATCATTTATTTAACCATAAAGACTATCCCGAAGTTAGAGTGGATCGCAGAAATGGCGTAACTCTATGTGGTGGCTGTCATAAATCTTTTCATTCTGAGTACGGGTATGGAGAGAATGACGGGTTTAGAACAGTAACATTTATTGGAGAGCGCATGTTTAATAAAGTAAGGCAAGCTGAAGCGGCTATGAAGCAGACCATCCTTGACGTTAAAGCGGAGTACCCAAAGCCATGAACCATATTAACCTTTTCTATGCTGTCTTAATTGGCCTCGGAAGCACCTACGCCTTATGGATTTTCTATCTAGCCGTAATGAATTTAAAACGTGCCAAGGACGCAGGGCAGCTAACCACAACTGCGAAGGCTCTAGGCTATCCTGTCCTCATTGTTGGTTACTTATTGGACTGCTTTGTTAACTTCACAGTGATGACGGTGCTTCTGCTCGAGATTCCACAAGAAACTACGGTGACTTCACGCCTCAGTCGTCACTTGAATGAAGGCGGAGGATGGAGGAAAGCAATTGCTGCTTGGGCGGCTCCTCTTCTCAATCCGTTCGATCCCAGCGGGGCCCATCTATAATGGAAGACCAAACAATCATTAACGCTGTCCTCGGAAGCATTGCTTCTGTGACGGGCTGGTTTGCTAGAGAGCTTTGGTCTGCTGTGCAAACTCTGAAGGATGACCTCTATAAGATCAGGGAAGACTTGGCTAAGAACTACATTCCAAAGGATGAGTTTGCAGCCTTCAAAGGAGAACTATTCACTCTGCTTCATCGAATAGAAGATAAAATAGAAAAGAAGGAAGATAAATAATGGCCCTCCCCTCATACCTCTCACTTGTTAACGACGTGCTTATTCGCCTGCGAGAGCCAGAGGTGACAACCGTTAATGAGAATGTGTTGTCTAAGCTTGTAGGTAAGTTTATTAGCGATTCTAAACGAACTGTAGAGGATTCCTATAACTGGAATGCTTTGTGTACAACCCTCACAGCAACTACAACAGCAGGTGTTTTCAATTATGCTTTGGTAGGCACCGATAGCCGCTTTAAAGTTATTGAGGTTTTTAACGCCACAGATCGCTATTTCCTACAACCGAAGTCAAGCAGGCAGATGACGGAGAACTTCATTAGCTCTCCAACGGCTCAGCTTGGCGCCCCCACCTATTACAACTTCAACGGGGTGGACAATAACGGAGACACGCAGGTAGATTTGTTCCCTGTTCCTCAGCAAGCCTACACCATCTTCTTTAACCTCTATGTTCCTCAAACAGAGCTTCGCCTAGACGGAGACACAATGTTGGTTCCTAAAGAGCCTGTAGTGCTTCTCGCGCTGGCGCGCTCGCTGGTTGAGCGAGGAGAGGATGGAGGTTTGACAAACTCAGAAGCCTACGCTATGTATAAGGCATGTCTTTCTGACTACATTTCAATTGAGTCCTCTCGCTATGTTGAAGAGGAATGCTGGGTAGGGACCTAATGGCACAACCAATTCAAACCTTTAGTATTTCGGCTCCGGGCTTCTACGGCCTGAACACGCAAGACTCTTCCCTTGACCTTGCGCAGGGCTATGCCTTGGTAGCTAACAATGCTGTCATTGACCAGTATGGCCGCATTGGTGCTCGGCAGGGCTGGGTTAAAGCAAGCGCTACATCTACGGCTTTAAACACCTCTGATGTTAAAGCCATTGCTCAGCTTGTAACCACTGACGGCTCTGAGTGGACAGTGTGTACAGGAAATAACAAACTGTTTAAGCTTGTAAGCGGTGTGCTGACAGAGCTAACATACGGAGGCGGAGGCACTGCTCCTACGATTACAGACAGTAACTGGCAGCTTGTAACCCTCAACCAGTGTGTGTATTTCTTCCAAGAAGGACATTCTCCTCTAGTGTTTGCTCCGGGTGTGTCTACGACAACCTACAGACGCATCTCTGAGCAGGCAGGCTCTGTAGGCACTGTCCCTAGTGCTGATGTAGCTTTGAGTGCCTATGGGAGATTGTGGGCTGCTTCGTCCACAACGAATAAGAATGTGGTTTCTTTCTCCGACATCCTTGCTGGGCAGGTATGGAGTACTGGAACGGCTGGTTCCTTGGATGTGTCTACGGTGTGGCCTAATGGCTCAGACACCATCACAGGGCTTGGCGCACATAACGGCTTCTTGTTCATCTTTGGCAGGTCTTCTATTCTTGTCTATTCAGGAGCTATTTCTCCTGCTGCTATGGCCTTAGCTGACACCATCACAGGTATTGGCTGCATTGCACGAGACACCATTCAGAATACAGGTAGTGACATCATCTTCTTGTCTGATACAGGGGTGAGAAGTATTCTCCGAACCGTACAAGAGAAGAGTGCTCCTTTTAGAGATTTGAGTAAGAATGTACGTAACGATCTTATGAGGGCTGTGCAGGGCGAAACGGCTAAAACAATCAAGAGTATTTACAATCCCTTTGAAAGCTTCTACCTACTAACCTTTCCAGTGCTCCAGCAGGTTTATTGCTTTGATATGAAGCAGGCTCTTCCTGATGGGGCTGCCCGTGTCACTACATGGGACTCAATACAACCGCTGTCCTTTTGCTACTTGCGTAATAAAACAATGCTTATTGGTAAACCGGGATATATCGGAGCTTATACAGGTAATCTAGACTACACAAGTAGTTACCGCTTCCAGTATTTCACCAACCATACCGACTTGGGGGCACCTTCTGTAACTTCGGTTCTTAAGCGATTGCAAGTTGTCGTTATTGGAGGAACAAGCCAGCAAGTTATTATGAAGTGGGGCTACGACTTCTCAGGTAATTATCTTTCTCAATCTGCTGCAATTCCTGCTCAAGGGGTTGACTATTACGGAGTTGCGGAGTATAATGTAGGTGTATATAGTCCGGGAACTTCCCTACAAACACTAACTGCCTACCCTACTGGAGCAGGTAAAATCATTCAAACAGGCTATGAGTCAGAGATTAAGGGTGCTCCTTTGAGCATACAAAAAATAGAAATCATGGCAAAGAACGGGAAACTTCAATAATGTTTCTCTTAAATAAAACACAGATTGGGGTATTAAATTGACAGAATACGTAAAGGCCACTTCGTTTGCCTCCAAAGACACACTAGCACAAGGGAACCCTTTGAAGATTGTCAAAGGAACCGAGATTGATACGGAGTTTAATAACATTGCAGTTGCTGTTGCTACGAAGGCAGACCTGCTGAGCCCTGTGTTCACAGGAACCCCCACAGCAGCAACAGCAGCCACGGGGACAAGCTCTACGCAGCTGGCAACCACGGCCTTTGCTACAGCAGCTATCAGCCCCTTCACAGGTAGTATGCTTATGTGGCCTACAGCAACTCCCCCTTCTGGCTTCCTCCTCTGTAATGGTCAGTTGGTTAGTCGGGCTTCTTATTCAGCTTTGTTTGCCATTGTAGGGGTGTTGTTTGGTGCTGGGGATGGCTCTACAACCTTCACGCTTCCTGACTACCGTGACCGGATGCCTGTTGGTGCGGGTACAACCTACTCAGCTAATAGCTTAGGCGGGTCTAAAGACGCCATTGTTGTTAGCCACACACACACAGCAACTGTAACTGATCCTTCCCACGTACATGGATCAGCAGCGGGTAGCGGTTTCTTATCAAACGGTGGCGGTGAAGTACTTGGTGGTGGTGGCGATGTTACTTTTAGTCGTCCTTCTACTACAGCAGCAGCCTTTACGGGTATCTCAGTAACCAACGCATCCGCAGGCTCCAGTGGCACAAACGCCAACCTGCCTCCCTATCTTGGTATTTTCTTTATTATTAAGACCTAATGAAAACACCAGTTATTGTCTCTACTAATTACATCGTGTACTTGGAAGAACATGCTGGTGCTTCTTTCATCCATTGTGATTGCTTTGGGTGGACTAAAGCAATTAAGAAAGCTTTAACAGGGGATTTTGATAAGCTTTTACAAATACACAGAAAGCCTATCTTTGCTGTGCATGAGTTAGAAGACACTAAACACTTGAAGTTTATAGAAATGATGGGCTTTGTGTTTTACAAAGACTTTGCAGGAACAGATACTAAAATGCGACAACTTTACGCAAGGAACTATAATGGGAATTGAAGCAACACTTATCGGTGGAGGGGCCTCCCTCTTAGGCGGTGTCATGAGTGGAAATGCTGCAAAGAGCGCAGCAAGCACACAAGCAAACGCACAGCTAGAGAGCGCACGTATTGCTGCGGAGGCTCAACGCTTCCGACCAGTGGGGGTTACATCAGCCTTTGGTTCTAGCCAGTTTGGCACAGACGCTCAAGGCAATGTGAACTCCGCAGGCTACACCCTCTCTCCGGAGCTTGCGGCGCAGCGGGACGCTTTCATGGCTCAGATGGGCGGCTCTGGCATGGACTGGGCCAACCAAGCAGGACAGGCAGGACAAGGCTTGTTCAACCTCGGGCAGGGCTATCTGGCTCAAAGCCCTGAAGCAGCTGCTCAGCAGTGGCTCACCTCTCAGCAGGCAGCCTTGGCTCCGGGACAGGAACAACAGCTAGCGGGTATTCGTAACCAGCAGCAGCAACAAGGGCGCTCTGGTCTCGCTGTAGGCGCTACAGACGCTGGTGGCATGGGAGCCTCTAACCCAGAGCTTCAAGCCTATTACAACAGCATTGCTCAGACTAATCTAGGCTTGCAAGGGCAGGCTCAGGAGCAGGGACGAGCACAAACACAGTTTGGTCAAGGCCTTATGGGCAGTGGTATTGATCTTACTAGCCAAGGCTACAACCCGTATAAGACACAGTTTGGTTTGGCTCAGGGCTTGGAAGCTGCTGGTCAGGGCTCTCTAGACCTTGGGTTGAACATTGGTGGGCGAAGCACGCAAAGTAATCAAGACATTGGAAAGACGCTCTTCTCGGGTGGTATGAACGCAGCTAACACACAAGCACGAGCAAATGCCTATAGTCCTTGGGGAGATGCTTTCACATCTGCGGGTAGTAATCAACAGCTCCAAGATGCTTTTAGTAAAATGTTTGGGTCTTCCTCAACAGACATGGCAGGCTTCCAGCAGCCCTACACGGCACCTACATACCAAGCATCAAATCCTTCTACCGCTTTGGGTACGGGGACATGGAGCCCTTCCTCGTCCTCTGGTTCATTGGGATCGGGAACATACAGCCCCTACGGCTATTAAGGACTAATTATGGCAACACAACAAAGCCTCTTCGGAGCAACTCCGGAGAGCATTCAACAAGCACGAGCAGCGGCTCTTAATACAGAGGCTGCGCAGTATGCTCAGATGGATCCCTTCCAACGGGCCTCCTTCGGTATTTACAAAGGAGCTAACCAACTAGCAGGTGCTGTAGGCGGTATGCTTGGTGGACAAGACCCTCAGATGCTTCAAATGCAGAAGCGTCAGCAATTGCTTCAAGGAGTGGATACAACAAACCCTCAATCGCTTATGGAAGCTGCTCAGCGGGCTTCTCAAGGAGGAGACTACCAAGCTGCTCAGGAGCTGGCGACACGTGCTCAAGCAATGGTTAAAGCAGGCTTAGAAGGCCAGAAAACAGCGGCTGATACAGCGGCCTCCGTAGCAACCACAGCAGGTAAACAGTTTGATATGTCTCCTGTAGGTAGAGGCGAGGGCTTGGCTAAGACGGGTAAGTTCACCTCTGAGAGCATTGCTAAGTATGTTGCAGGTGAGGGTAATCTGGTTCCTATTGACAACCTAACTAAGCCTACAGCAGACTTTGCTGCTAAGGCAGTTGAGCTTGGTTTTGGTCAGAAGGCACAATATGGCAGCTATTCTCCCCCAGAAGTGGCGGCAATTAACTCAGCTTTGCTTAGAGAAGAGATGGGTAAGAAAACAGCTGGTGCTCCTAAGACAGCGATCAGCTTGGGCGGTAATAAGTATGCTGAGAATGTTGGCGGTAAGATGGGTGAGGCAGACGTAGCTAACTTCCAATTTGCTCAAACCATTCCCGCTGCTTTGTCTAAAGTTGATGAAACACTTAATATTCTTAAGAACTCCGACATCAATACAGGCATCGGTGCTGAGATGTTTACAACTCTTGACCGCGCCCGTACTAAGTTTGCAGCCGATAAGAAAGCCGGTATTCGTGTATCTAATACAGAATATCTGAACTCCCTGCTAGGCTCTGAAGTGTTCCCTCTTATTCAGTCGTTGGGTATTGGTGCTCGCGGGATGGACACCCCTGCTGAGCGTGAGTTCTTGCGTGAGGTTATGACAGGAACTATTAATCTTGATAAGAAAACTCTTGTTCGGATGGCGGAGCTTCGTAAGAAAGCGATGATTGGGACGGCTGAGCAGTATAACAAGAATGTAGACAGCGGTGAACTTGATAACTTCTTTGCTGCTTCTGGTCGAAACAAGAGTAAGATTAATATTACAAGCAAGCCTGCCGGTCTTTCAGCAACTGACCAACAAGCCCTCTCTTGGGCTAATGCGAATGCTAACGACCCGAGGGCTACGGCAATTAAACAGAGATTGGGACAATAATGGCTACATTTGATCCAGATGCTTATTTAGCACAAGGAGCTTTTAATCCGGACGCCTACTTAGGGGAAACCCCCGCTCCGCAGGAAAAAGCACCGAATGCCTTCCTTATGGGTTTGAAAGACCCCATAAGCGGTGGCGCTCAGCTTCTCCCACGAGGGCTAGAACAAATAACCTCCCTTGGTGGGCTTGTCCCAAACATGATGAGTAAATACTTTGGTGGGGAGGCAGCTCGGGTAGATGCTATGGTTAAACAAGAGCAAGAAGCCTACGCCGCTCAGAGAAAAGCAGCAGGAGGAGAGGGTTTTGATGTTGGTCGGTTAGCTGGTAATATTTTAAATCCGGCCAATGTTATCGGAGGCGCCCGGGCTGCTCCATATGTTGCAGGCGCTATTCAAGGAACCTTACAGCCTGTAACCGGAGAAGACTTTGCACAAGAGAAAGCAACTCAAGTTGCCGTAGGTGCTGTTGGTGGTCGGGTTGGAGAAGTAGTTACTAAAGGCATTGGTCGGGCTTTGTCCCCCCTACAAAGTAAGGCTGAGGCCACAATGCGTGAACTAGGGATTGTTCCCACTCCGGGTCAGTCCCTTGGTGGCACCTTTAAGAAAATGGAGGACTTTGCGCAGAATCTTCCTCTAGTAGGTGAGAGTATTCGGACAGCACGTGAGAAGGTTTTGTTCAACTTCAATAAAGGAGTTATTAATAAAGCACTTGCAAAGGTGGACGATAAATTACCATCAGATGTTATTGGTCGCGATGCTGTAGCTTACGCCGCTGAGCAAGTATCTAATAAATACGATGACGTACTTAGTAAGATGGGCTTCAACCTAGATTTTAAAACAACGTCAGGTATCTTGAATGCTTTAGATACGGCTCCTTTATCATCAGCTGCTCAAAGGGAGCAAGCCTCTACGATCTTGAATAACACAGTTCTTTCTCGGTTCTCTGGGCAGAATCTAACAGGTTCGGAATATAAAGCTATTGAGTCTGATCTTGCAAAGCAGGCAGCTTCTTACTCATCCAGCGCCACCGCCGCTGAGAGAGAAGTCGGCCAAGCTTTGAAGGGTGTATTAGATGTGTTTAAGAAAGAATTATACCAACAGAACCCTAAGTTCACATCGCAGCTTAGGCGTATTGATAGCGCCTATGGTGATCTGAAGGTGATGGAAAGAGCAGCCGCAAGTGGTGGGGCTATTAACGGTGTGTTTTCTCCCTCACAGTATAGTGCCGCTGTTCGTCAATCAGACCTTTCTAGGGGTAAGGCACGCTTTGCCCGAGGAGAGGCAAGAAACCAAGACGTGTCAGAAGCAGCTATGCAAGTTATTGGCAAAGACGCTTCTTCCACTTTGGAGGGCAGACTAGCTATGGGGAGCCTCGGAGGAATTGCAGCTTTTTCTCAGCCACAGTTTGTCCTCCCCGCAGCAGCAGCAGCTATGGGGCTTTATAGTCCTGTTGGTATGAGAGCTTCAGATGCCCTGTTACGAAGCCGTTCACCACTCGTGTCTCAACTTGGTCAGCAAGCCGGAAGAGCTGCACCTATTACAGGAAGTATCTTTAGCGGAGCAGCTCTCGAAGCAAATAGATAAGGAACCATAATGAAAGAACAACTACTAAAGCAGCTAAAGCGTGACGAAGGCTTGGTATCTTCTGCCTACCAAGACCACTTAGGCTATTGGACTATCGGGTATGGCAGATTGGTTGACAAACGGAAAGGAGGTGGTTTATCTCCCGAGGAAAGCGCGTTTCTTCTAAATAACGATGTGGACACCCGCATCAAGGCCTTAGAAGCAGCTTTCCCGTGGTTCAAAGGCATGGACGAGGCCCGTAAGGGGGTGTTGGTAAATATGTCCTTCCAGATGGGTGTGGATGGCTTGAAAGCCTTTAAGAACACCTTGGCCTCCGTAGCCAACGGGTTGTATGAGAAAGCAGCTTCTCAGATGCTGGATAGCCTATGGGCTACACAGACGCCTGAGAGGGCTAAGAGGCTGTCAGACCAAATGAAAACCGGAGAATGGCAATGATCTTAGACAGTTTGTTAAGCATTGGCGGTAAGCTGATTGATAAGCTGATTCCAGACCCTGTAGCGAAGGCTCAGGCTCAATTGGAACTGGTGCGGCTGGCTCAGGAGGGAGAACTCACTAAGATGGCTCAGGAGGCTTCCTTGTACAAGACAGAGCAGGAGAATACAAGCCAGCGGTGGTCTTCCGATATGGTTAGCGATAGCTGGATGGCTAAGAACATCCGTCCTGCTACGCTTGCCTATATCCTTACAGCCTACTTAGGGCTTGCAATTATGGATGGGAACGGCTTTCATGTGGCCGAGTCCTACGTAACTTTGTTGGGTCAGTGGGGTATGTTGGTTATGTCTGCCTACTTCGGTGGGCGCACATTGGAGAAGATTATGGAACTACGTAACAAGAAGGACAAATGATGAAACCCGCAAAGAAACCTGCTCCGATGCCCATGCGAGGTAGTCGAACTGCAAAGCACAAAGCAGCTAAGAAGAAATAAGAAAAGCCCACACTAGAGCAATCCTGTGTGGGCTTTTTTGGTTTAGAAGATTAGATAAATAACAACAATACCAAGGTAGATGTTGATGGAGGTGTTCTGAGCCTTATCGAAGGTCATTACCTCTCCTTCATCCATCATACTTACTAGGTCTGTGTCAATACCAAAGACAAGACCTGCTTTCCATTCCCAATCAACTAGCATTGATTTTCCTCCATTCTTTATCCATTTCTTCGTGGGCTTTGCGATAAGCTCTTTCGGCTGCTAAGAACTCATGTTTGTACTTATCAGCGAGTTCACTGGCGTCCCACATAGCATCTTGTTTCTTATGATACTCTTCCTGTAGGTTTTTAAATAGCTCCATAGTTTCTCCTTAGATTTCGCACTGACCAGCAGTGCAAGCAAGTGTTTGAGCACCTTCAACGTTGTCCGTATTCTCATACAGATGATCCCAATTAATCCCTTTAGGCATTTCTGCTTCAAAGGCTACATATTCTTCCTTCGTAATAGCCTCATAAGGAGCCTGTCGATACGTCCCTCCATCCATAGGTAGAAAGCTAACACCCGTGATTTCATCAAAATGCTCCCATACTTTAGCACCAATGATTGGCCACTCGTCCTCTTTCACGCTAATGGTAACGGAGGGCTTATGCTCACAATAATGACGCTGGTACAACAACCAAAGCTGTAAGTGCTTCTCAGCACTCAAGTCTTCACGCAACAAAGCACCTTCTTTAACTTGCATAGGGAAGCTGAAGATGGTTGTGCTATCAGGCTTCATTACACAAACCTCTGAAGGAAACCCCTGAATCTTCAAGAAGTCTGTCAGAGGGTCTTTATTATCGCTCCTTACGCGACGAATAAAGAAACGACTATGTTGAGGATGGAGCCCACTAGCAGTATTACTAAGCTGGCTGACAGTCCCTTCTGGTTTGATAGCGGTAATTGCCACAGAAGGATTGATGCCAATATCATTAGCAAATTGCTTATTTGTATCCACAGCATGTTGTTTAAGTTTCTCTAGAAGCTTTGGAAGATTTTCATCATCCGGGTTATTCAATAAAAGATTGTCCAGAGGGCCTGTCATCGACACACCCAGCAAACGCTCTTCTTCTGTATTCTGCTGCCAAATCTTACGGAGATAAGGGAAGTTTGTCATTGTGGACTGGAAGGTTCCCAAGATGGTAGCCATTTCAATCTTATCTAGCAGGGTTTCTTCTGTGTCTTCTGGTCGCACAATAACACTGCTTAAATTGCAAAATTGAAAAGGCCGTAGAATAATTTCTGAGCAGGGGTTTGTTCCATAAGCATGGTTACCTGTGTCCGTAATAACTTCAATGTTTGTAATTTTCATTTCCATTCCTCTTCTGCATGTGTAAGCCGATGACAATTTGAACAGAGCAAGATACACTTATCAAGCTCTTCTTTTACTACTTTCCATTTTCTCCCCATCAAAGAACCGGGATCGGCTTCTTTTTCTAAAGGGTCTACATGATGGAAATCATATACAGCCGGATGAAATACCCCACTACATCTAGAACAAGCACCTCCCTTGTAAGTGATAGCTTTCAGCTTTGTTGCTCTCCGTAGATTGCTCACTGTAGCTGCGTCACATGTTTTACAATATCCGGCTCTTCCGTCAATACATTGCTTATGTTTTACAAATAAATCTAAAGGTTTTGTTTCTTTACATTTATTACAAACCTTATTAAACACTATCTCCTACTTTCAAATCAATAGCTGCTTTGTTATTTACAAGCTCATTTGACTCAAACGTCTGCTTACTCCCATCCTCTAAAGTCACTACAACCTGCACAGCGCGTCTTCCGTTCTTATTAGCCTGTAATTTACTAGCATAACGATTAAAAATACCACGCTCACCAGAATGACTCTCATAGATGCTGCTCCATTCTCGCATAAACTGGCCTACGGAGGGCTTAACGTCATACACAGCACTGTTGTTAGCTAGTGCCCGTTGTCCGTTACCGTCCCACCAATTACCTGCCTTAGCCTTAGCCATGTTGTCATCGCCGAGGTCAGATAAACTAATCATTGCGCTTCGTCGAACTCCGCCCACAACAACAACTTCCCCGATCTTACATAGAATGTCATGTGCTTCGAGAGAAGTGAGTTTTCGACCAACAGCACCCTTGAACTTAGCAATGACGTATTTAAACAAGTCCACCAAAGGCTCGGGGCCACTTGCACGGCCACCGAATGTTTTAAGTCGTGCTCCGGCAGGTCGTACAGATGATACGTCCCATTTAGGAATCTCGCCTGCATAAAGCAGGGCAAACACCTGTCGTAGCGCCTTAGCCCATCCTTCTTTGGAGTCTTTAACGCCAATAACAGTGTTGCTATTGTACAACACTTCTGGAACCTCTGGAAGCTTGTTAACATATTTCTGCTCCACACTATAACCAACACCAGTACCGCAGAGCAGGATGTACATACTCTCATCAAAGCTCTTAGGGTCATCAATTGTCAAGTAGGCACAATTGTAGCCTGCAACGTTCTGTCGGTCAAGAGCCTCACCAGCGGTCATGATGGAGCGCATCGAAGGAACAACTTCCAAGTTGGTCACAGCCTCTTGTAGACGACCACGGAGAGCCTCTGTAAGTACATAGCCGTGGTTCTTTTGGAGGTGGGTCCCCATGAAGTCAAAATAACGGCTAACTGTCTCAGGCCAATGCTCTCGTCGGCCTTCTTTGTCTAGGAAGCGGCTGTACCGACTTTTGCTGATATACGTCTGGTATGGGGACATTTCATTCTTGGTCATTCGTTCCTTCTTTTTCATAAACATATAATTGGTCAAACTTCTTAAACTTGTCGACAAAAGCAGCAGCTGCTAAGAAGTCATCAACGGTTTGCCGTCGAAGCCCTCCTGTGATGTAGCTGCTCTTGATATAGGGAGTGTAGTAGCCCATTACTCAGGCCTGTGTTTTTGTTCAAACCACAAGAGAAACAGCAAGCAGCAAATAGCATGTGCTAGATGGCTTTTGTTTGTCTCGGGGTCTTTCTTCTCTCCTGAGTTCCAATCAGCAAGGTGTCGATAAGCAGCGTCAATATATCGCTCTTGAGCATTAGGCACAATCTTCCAGTTATCAGATGCGTACTTCTTAGCTCCGAAGGTGAGTACCTCCACAACCTCTTGCAAGGCTTTGAAGGGCAGCAACGACCACCGAGGCTTATCGCTGTCGTATTTAACTCCCAAGGCTGCGGAGGCGCTTTTAGCAGCTTCGGAGGCTGAGGCAGAAGCATTCTTGGCTTGGTCAGAAGCGCGAATACGATGAAGCTGTTGAAGCATCTGTTCCATGACCTTCTCTCCTTCCATGCTAGAGGTGTCATCTGGAACATCCTTCAGGAAGTCTACCGCCACCCACTTAGAGCCTCCAGCATCACAATGAAAGCAGGGGCCTTCGTTCCAAGGAAGTGCTTCGTAGAAACAGTTGTTACAATTCTGTGCCATATTTAATTCCTT